AGAACTGATTGACGGTGGCGATATGTCATCTTGCTGGGCAAATGAGATCTGGGGTAAGAAACTTCCTCAAGGTAAATATGCTCCCGAGTATTATTCTGTTCGTGGTGAAGATTGTCCTCCTCGTTATGACGATAATATGAATATGTTTCTATCTAATGGTGAGGAATACTCTTATATCTTTCGCAATGGTGAATGGATATGCTATAATATGAATGAATACAATGATTGTGATCCAACGTTGGTTCCTATTCCCATTGGTAATTTAGCAGTATGAATGGTTCAACACTTGTAGTAAACTACGAAGAACTGGAGGTGTTACAAACCGCCCTCCAGAAGTTGTCTAAATCTGATAGCGCAGATTCAAAAATTTCTGTGTTGTATAACAAAATTGTTTCTATAATGGAAACAATTGAACTTCAAGAACTTTACAACAACGATCCACGCAATGACTAAAACTGAGCAACAGTATTGGCAAGAAATTGCCACCGAGTTTTGGAATGAAATTGAAAAAGAAGCGGAAGAACTTGAGGTTACAGTAGATTATTACATCGAGGAGTTTTTCACATCATGACAGCAGAACAAAAGTACAAAGTTATTATCGAAGAAACCAATGGTTGGTTTACTTATGATAAAAACTCACAAAATCTTACCCGTGCAGAGGGTATTAAATGGGTAGATGATGCTATGAAAGATGGTATCTCTCCTGATAGACTACGAGTTGTTCGACAAGAATGGGGCACATGATTGGAAACCTTGAACCTGAAGAACATGTTATGGATGACAATGTAATGTATCCTCTTGGAATGTTGGGGCAACTTTCTATTGCCTTGGAGAAAATGGGATGGGAATACGGTGATAATGTAGCAGTAGAAATTGCAGGCACTTCAATTTATGAGATTGAAGGTGCTGGCACTAAATGGGCTCCTAATAAAGGCACTCGTAAATATAATAAAGATGCCTTTATTGTGATTAAGAATCTTGATCGCAATCCTACTGTTTCAAGTGTTCCTAATCCAGAACTTAAGGGACATCATCTTAAGTCAGAGAAAGAACTTGCTGCTGAATTAAAAAAAAGTGATGACGCTAAGGGGTATGACACATATGGCAAATGAGAATAATTATGATATGTTAGTTGATTTTGCTAGTCATTATCAACGTGGAAATGTTTGGAAAGTTATTGTAGATCTTCCTATGAGAGGTGCTATTGATGAACCTGAATACATTTACACTGTGGCAGTTGAAGTAGTGGCACCTAACAGAGATCTAGCACAGTATATTGTGACTACAATGTATCCAGAGTACGAAAGTATTTCTATTTCTGATGAACCCGAATCTGCCTGATGATTTTCCCCATCAACCCCCAAAAAATTACTCCTACGAAGTTACACAACATGGTAGGAATGTTCTTGCTATTTGGTTACGGGATCACCGTTGTTATTCTTACACTAATGATGATGTTAGGACTATTTGGGGATTTTACAACACAAAAAAACGAGAATACTTTGCTCCAGTCAATGCAAAGAAACCAGGACAATTAGTAGACATCTCTAATACTCGTTCCTATACTTCCATGCAACTAAATCTTAATCCATTGGAGGCAGCATTTTGTGTATAAACCTCAAATAGATGATTATGTCAAGTGGAAAAATTTAGAGGGGTGGGTTTATTTTGTTGGTAATGAATACTTTACCATCGAGATTGGAGTTAGAAACAAGAGTGAGGAATCTTACAAAGATTCATCTCTACATAAAAAACTTCATTGTCTTATTCTCTGTCATCGCTGTTATTGGAAGGAGGTAGATTATATTTCTAATCGTAGAAATGATGAAGACACCTACAAATCACAAGAAGGTAGGTATTTGGACATTCAGTAAATTATCATGATTAAGTATCAAGTTTCATACAAAAAACCAAAGAAGAAAGGCTATGCCTGCCATAAAGCAGTTTTCTATAAGATTGAAGACGCTATTTTTTGGGAGAAACATGTAAAGAACAACCTGGAAGGTAGGGACGTTCAACTAACTGTCCACTAGGTTGACACAACACCCCAATCTCCTGTATATTAAAGAAGTTGAGAGGCAAACAATAAATGAGATCGACAAACTGATCTCTGCCATCTTAACTGCGGTGCTCCCCTTTGCTGGTTTCAGGAGTAGCGGCGATAGGAAATCAGCATCCCATTGTTTATTTTATCGTCATGTTTTTCGAGTTCACCGACACCCCTCAGATTGAAGAAATTATTTACATGAATGATGAGTCTATTGATCAGTTTCTTGATGAGCAAGGTGACATTGTAGGTATGAATGTAGAATGTAATGAGTTTGATACAAATATGACTGTGTAATTATCAACTGATATACATACCTTTGGTATGGTTGTTGAGGAAGCTCTAACAACTCTAGATTTCTTTGAAGGCATCCCGACTAAATAGGGGTGCCTTATTTGTTTTTATGACGCCTCACAAATACGATCACATACTAATCCATCGAAATCCATTTAACAACAAACCACATACAGTAGAATACATCGATCCAAAATTCATACAAACACGAATCTATTTTAAGTGTGAGAGTGAATACTTTAGGAGAAAAAAGACAATTAAATAACTGGCACACAGGGGGTTGCGAAACCCTCTTTTTTATGCAATGATGTAATCATGAAAAACCTTCACATCCAACACCCCGAAGATTCTATCCTGTCGGGTGATCTTTCCGTTCTCGATTGGTTCCTCACTCCTTCACATCTTTCTGTGAAGATTGATGGCTCTCCTGCTGTTGTTTGGGGCACAAATCCTGCGACAGGAAACTTTTTTGTTGGCACTAAATCTGTCTTCAACAAAGTAAAGATCAAGATCAATGAATCGCATGAAGATATTGACAACAACCACAGTGGCGAAGTTGCTAAGATTCTCCACGCTTGTTTTGATTACCTTCCTCATACAGATGATGTCATCCAAGGTGACTTTATTGGTTTCGGTGGGGATGATACTTACACTCCTAACACACTCACATATGTTTTCGACGACATTGTGACTGAGGAGATTATCATCGCCCCTCATACTTTCTATCAATGTGAGAAAGATCTGCGGGATGCTGTTGCATATCCCATGGAGTATTTCAACATGCAAGGTAACGCCTATGTGAAAATGGTGCAACCAAAGTGCTGGGAATCTGAAGAAGATTTTGAGGAGATTGTTGGTTTCGCTCGACAGATGTCTCAACTGGTTACTTTTGTTGATGAAAAAGAAGCAGCAGAACTTACAATCAAACTGAACAAATGTATCCGCGAAGGTATTGACGTGGTGCCTGATACGTTTGATAATTCTATGCTGATTTCTTTCTGGTTCTTGATTAAATCTATCAAGGATGACATGCTATTCATGTGCCGCAATAATGGCCCTAAGACTTACATTGGCAACAAACAATGTGAGGGCGAAGGTTATGTTCGGAGCAATGAACATGGACTCTATAAGTTAGTCAATCGTTATGAGTTTTCTCGCGCAAACTTCAACAATATAAAGGCATGGGGACAGTCCTGATAGTGTCCACCAGAGGCACCTAGGAGCGCCTATAACCTGTATATTAAAAGAGTCAAAGGAAATCCACCATGTCCACTGAATTTGCTGATTTCGTTGCCACTCAAGATGCAAAGAATACAATTCAACTGAATGTGCGTAAGTATACTCTGATGCTGTGTGATGCATTGGAGAATGATTTCAATCGTCGGCATCCTAACTCTGATCCCTACAAGTTCTCCATCGAAAGTGGACGTAAGTATCACAAGATTGTGATGGAGACTGAATCTCAGAGCAGAAGTGTTCATGCCTTTGTTGATAAGAAGACGGGTGAAGTTTTCAAACCCGCATCATTCAAAGCACCTGCAAAAATTGTTCGTTACAATCTTCTTTCGATTGAATCTCGTGAAGAATGTTTCGAGCGGGCAGATTGGGCAGGTGGCTATCTCTACATTCGCTGATAAAAATGATTACATTTAATAAAACACAACTGAAAAAAGCAGGGATTTACTCTCTCGCTGTTGCTTCTATTGTTCCTATCATCTCAGGTATCTTTTACCTGCTTTCGTTTGCACCAGCACCAATCGGGTTTGGTGTAATTTTAGGAATACTTTCTTTCCCATTCTTTATGATGATGAACCGATAACATGTGACAGCCCATGTAGTGTCCACCGCACTTGCAGGTGGGCACTTTTTCGTGTATATTATCTTTATTGGCGATTCATTGATGTTCACTCTTCGTCCACATCAGCAGCGAGCATGTGATTCAATGCTGAAAAATGAGAAGGGAACTGTTATCATCCCGACAGGTGGTGGTAAGACAATGTGCATGATTCAGGACACATTGACATCCTTCGCTGATAATGTAGATTGCACAGTTGTTGTAGTTGCTCCGCGTATTTTGTTGGCAGAGCAACTTTGTAGTGAATTTCTTGAGCACATGACTGCTAGTGTGCTACATGTTC